TCAGATAGCGCGTGCGGATGTCGCTGCGCTCGAAGCCGTTCAGGTTCATCCGGTACGTGTAGGGCGCATCGAGCAACGCTTTATCGATTGACTGCTCGATGCTCACCACGTACGGGTTGATCGTGTAGCGCACGAATTCGATTGATTGCTGCTCGACGCTCGCGTACGTGGGCTTGTCCATTGCGCCGATCAGATGGGGCGGCACGCCGAAGATGCGCGCGATCTGCTCGACGCTGAATTTTTTCTCTTCGATGTAGTTGAGTTGCGACAGCGGAATCGAGAGCGGCGTATACTTCATGCCCTCTTCGAGAATGCAGACCTTGCCCGCGTTGAGCGGCCCGCCGTGCGTGTCTTTCCACGACTGCGCGATGCGGTCGACCTGCGGCTTCGTGAGCGCGCCGGGGGATTCGAGTACGCCGCTCGGTTGCCCGCCGTTCTGATAGATCGAGTACGCGTACGCGGTCGTCGCGCTTTCGAAGTCGAGCGTCACGCGGTGGTAGTCGAGCACGGGCAAACCGATGTAGCCGTCGAGCGTGAACAGTCGAAAGTGAATGATGTCGTCGCTCGTGAACACGTGCGTGCGTCCTGTCAGGTCCGAGTAGTAGTAGCCGAGCGTGCCATCCGCCAGGAGCATGATCTGCACGCGCGACGGATTGAGCGGCCACAGTCCGACGACTTCGCCGCCAATCGTGTCCTTCCACGTGAACGCGTTGCCCCACAAAAGCAGCGACATCATCGTCGGCTGCATCCACTGCGACGCGGTCATCGTGTTGTTGGGCGAGCGCGTGAGCGTGTTGTACAGCGGATTGTCGACGGCTTTTACTTTGCCCTGCGCGGTTTGCTCGAAGACGTTCGATGGCAAGCTCGCGATGCTATTCGCGATCACGCGACAGCACGCCCAGACCGCTGCGGATTGCAGCGCGCGGTTGACCGAGGGATTGACGCCGACGACTCCCGGCAGCGTGTTGACGGGCGGGCCGGGAACGCTCGCGCCACCACCTGTCGCGCGGGTCTGAATCGTCACGTTGCCGAATGTCGTCGTGATCGCTTTCCACGCGCGCGCTATGACGTTTTTCAGATCGACCATAAGCCACGATTCTCGTAATCCGCCTTGGGCGCGGCGTTGCGTTTCATCGCGCGACTGATCGCCATCACGAGCGCGGTCACGCCGTCGATTTTCTTTTCGTCGCTTTCCTTGCGCGGCTGAATTAGATCGCCCGCGCGGTGACACTTCACGTTCGCGAACATCCACGCAAGCACGGGATCAGTGTCGTGACGGATCTTGTGCGCGAGCACGAGCCCTTCGAGCTCGATCATCGCGGGCGACATATTCGCGGGCGACTGGCGCATGTCGACGATGGGCGCGCGAATGCCCAGCTTCTGAAGCCCTGTCACGATGGGCAGGTTTTTGTACGGATCGCTCGCGATCTCGACGACTTCGAAGCGCGCGCAGAAGTCCGCGATCTGATCGAGAATGTAGTCGAAGTTGGTCACGTTGCCGGGAGTCGAGATGATGCGGCCTTGCGTTTCCCAGCCCTGATAGTGCGTGTTCTCGCCGCGCGCGATAGTGTCTTCAGGCAGATAGTGATACGCGAAGCACGCGCCGTAATCGCGCGTGCGCGTCGGCGGAAAGTAGGCGACGAGATCGGCGATGTCGGATCGAAACGCGAGATCAAGCCCCAGATAGCACTGCTCGTGCTCGAAATCGAGAATCTCTAAATCCGCGTCGCCGCACTTGTCCCACGCGCCCGAGGGAAGCCACGCAGTGTCGGCGTTAACCCAGACGTTCAGATGCTTCGTCAGGTACGCGTTTTGCTGCGACGGCATCGACTGCGCGCGCGCTGCGGTGATGCGCAGCGAGTCGGGATAGATCGACACGCCGTAATTCGGATTCGCTTTCGCCCATGCGTCTTCGCAATAGGGATCGTCGCCGTCGTCAATCGTGTAGATGATGCCGAAGTACGACTCGTCTTCGACGAGCTTGTCGAGGATCTCGATCACGTGCGCGCGCTGCTCGTAACAGACGCTCGCGCGGTTCAGCCCTGCGGTTGTGATCGCCCAGATTAAGGGCTGCGAGCGCGAGCCCGTGGCGGTTTCGAGTACATCCCATAGACCTCGAGTCGGATGCGCGTGCAGTTCGTCGATCAGCGCGGCGTGGATGTTGAGCCCGTCGAGATTCGAATGCTCCGCGCTCAGGGCTTCGAACTTGCTCGCGGTCGCGGGCTGCACGATAGTGTGCGCGAGCACTTCGACGCCGAACTTCGTGAGAAAGCCGCGCTCGCGCTTCGCCATGTGCTGCGCGTCGGCGAAGACGAGCTTCGCTTGATCGCGCGTGTTGGCAGCGCTCACGACGTACGCACCCGCTTCGTTATCGCACGCGACGAGGTAGTTTCCGAGCGCGCTCGTGAGCGTCGACTTTGCGTTTTTGCGGGGCACCTCGATGTAGGCGACGCGGAATCTGCGCGACTGCGTGGCCGTCGTCATCCAGCCGAAGACGACGCAGAGGATGAAGCACTGCCAGCCTTCGAGGTCGATCTTTCTGCGCTGCTGCGCCCACACGCCTTTGATGTGCGGAAAGCGCTGCACGATGTCGCACACGCGATTGGCGGCGTCGGCGTCGAAGTAATACGGCGCGTCTTTACCCTTGAATGTTTCGAGGTCGCGCAGATGCCGCTCGCACGCGAGCTTCACGAAGCGGCACGCAGGCACGCGTCCAGTGATCACGTCGTCGCAGTACTTCAGCGCTGCGCTCACGAACGGCAGTGTGCGCGTCGCGGTCGGCATGTGCTGCTATCCCACGTCCTCCCAGTCGCCAGCGGGCTGCGCGGGAATCTTGCCCGCGTCGATGCGCGCGCGGCTGCACGGCGTGAAGCCGAGCTCGCTCGCTGCGCGAATCATCAAGACCATCTGGCGGTTGATGATCGCGAGGTACGGATTCTGCATCGGCAATTCCTGTTTCGGACTCTTCACGAGCAATTGCGACTGCGCCATCGCGATGCTCGCTTTGCGGTGTGTGTCCTCGGCGATGATGAAGCCCGCGAGCACGGCTTTATCGATGCGGCGCAGAATCTCGCGGGGCGCGTTTTCGAGCGTGTACGCCCACTCGATTTTCTGCTCGGCGGTGAGCCAGTCGGGAGGCTCGACGAGCGGTCCCGGCGTGGGCGTGCGTTTCTGGATCAGCTTTTCGGCGCGCTTCGCGGTCATGCGCAGAATCTTCAATTCGACGGGTTTCTTTTTACGTCCCGGCATGTGCGCTCCCTTTGATCGCGACCCAGCCCGCAAAATTCATCCACCGCCAGTAACAGTCGACGCTCGTGAAGCCCGCGTCGCGCAGCATGCTTTCGTTCCACGCTGCGGTGATCGGCACGAGCACGCCTTCGAGTGAGAGACGCTTGCGCTCGATGTCGTCTTCGGTGTAGCCGTTGCGCTGCTTCAGGTCGTAGTAATGCTCGACGAAAGTCGAATCCAGCGCGTAGTTCGCGCCCAGCACTTTTTCGACGAGCAGAAGCGCGCCACCGGGGAGCAGCGTGTCGTGAATGTGCTGCACGATGCGCAGTCGGTACTCGATGGGAATGAATTGCAGCGTGAGCACGCAGAGCGCGACGCTGTATCGGCCTCCCGGCAGATCGCGACGCAGATCGAGCGCGCGCACTTCGACGAGAGCACTCCAGCGCGCGAGCTCGCTGCGCGCGGCGTCGAGCATCGGCTCGCTGATGTCAACGCCCACGTAACGGTTGAGCGCGCCCAGTTTGATCGCGATGTCGTTCAGTTGCGCGCCCCGCGCACAGCCGTAGTCGATGATGCGGGTCTGCGCTTGAGCGAAGCGCACGGCGAGCGCGGTCGTCGCGCTGCGCATCACGGAATACTGCGGGATCGAGCGCGCGAGCATGTCGTCGAAGACGCGGGTCACGTCGTCGTCGAACTTCCACGCGCCTTGCGGCATTACGTGATCAGTCGCCATTGAGAATCCTGTCGCGGATCGTTGCTGCGATTGCGCGCATCAT